GCCCCCTGTTGGTCTCCACGGTCTCTGTCGATCCGTCGGAGTACTTATAAGTGACACTCTGTGGCCCGTAACACGCCCGGCCGATCCGTTTAGCCTCGTCTGACAGTCCGAGGCCACGTGACACTCCGTCCCAAGCTGCCAACGCTGCTTGTTGATGGAGGCCGTCTGTGGCTGTGGTCATGTCAGTCGAGACTACACGGATCAGCCCCGGGGGGAAGGGATGCTCGAGGAGGGACTCCACAGCGGCCTTACCATCGCCCGCATAACTGCGGTTGATGGTCGGGTCCCTGCGGACTACCTGGACGAGCAAGTGACGGAGTGAGTGGGAGAGGGCGATTAGAGCAGGGTCTCCCTTAGTGATGACCCTGGTTTTGCAACCAGGTTCAGCGAGGCAGATCGCCTCGCACTTTGGAAGACCCTCTCTCGTCGCCCACTCCTCTCTCACTGCGTCACGGACACGCGCATCCGCGGCGAGCGATTCCCATTCGTGCTGGAGCATATACTGTGGAATATCAGTATACCCTTCAGGCGCCATGGCGAATTTCTCGACGAGGTATGACGAGTGTCCACCCTCCCCCCTAGTAAAGGACGTGTTAGCTCCGCCGGTCGCTGCAATCTCGTGTATGCCGAGTGCCTGGCGTCTGTGCCGCTTGGCCCAGTTTTCCGCGAAGAGCGAAAGCTCTTCGAGGAGACTTGGGGTGGGCTGGCCTCCAGACGTCATTAGGTCTCGGTGTGACTTGAGTGCAGCGTCAAGCGTTGATGGTTCGGTTGGTGGTCCGATTGCTCTACCGATGAAGGAGAGCTGGGCGACTTTCTCACATAGCGTGGTGTGTTGGCGCCTGTCTGGCATAGCCAGACAGAGCCTCCACAACAAGTTAAGTGAGGAAGGTGCCGAGCACTTCTCCACGGTCACTGAGCGTCGGAGCTCACCAGCCCAACCCTTCAACTGCTTCAGACCGGAATCCGGTCCGCGGCGGAGGCAGACTAGGATCATCCAATGGATGAGTTCAGACATAGCGTCCTCGAACTGGTTCGTGGCGGGTGACGGGCGGTACATGAGGTCACCACGGGAAACCGTGATGCCCACACGTACTGCTCGCCACGCCTCGCGCACTGGTCCGATAACGCTCGCCTGAACCCCTCCATTTGACGATTCCCAGGCTGCTCGGGCGCGTCGCACGAGACGGGTAATCCGTCTCGGCTTGGCAGTGG